TAACATAATACATTCCGATGACCCATACGGAGAAGAGGAACCCCTCCCCGTAGGACATGGAGTTCCAAGCGTGTACTGCTTCTCCCATCACTCCTCTGCCAGACGTTGGAAGTATGATAGTGCATCATCATCTGCAGTATCAGTAGCAGGGACGCTGGGTGCTGATTGAGTGATGTCAGGATCGTTAAACCCACCAGTGGTAGGGATAGGATCTGCTTCCTCTTCGTACTGTGCCTGTTGGACAGGACGTGAGACACCAAGCACTGTGTTCATACGAGTCTCAATCTCATCATATGATTTGAATTGATCGTTAGTAGTGAATGCTTCCAGACTGTGTGCTTGCTTCCACAATGATTCCATCTCGTCATCATCAGCACTCAATGCTGTAGGTGCTGCGAACTCGGAAGCATCATAGTTCCAGTAACCACCGATGGTACGGATCTTCAGTTTGAAGTTAGCACCTTCCCACAAGTCAAAAGGATTGATAGGGGTTTCATCATCGAACTCGGGTTGCATTGCAGCAAGAACCTTATCGTGGATCTTCTTGCCATACTTGTACAGGAATACCTTGCCTTCGTTGTCAGGATTAGCAGAATCCTTGACGACATAGATGTTGCTGTAGTAAGAGAGTTTACGTTTGCGATTACGTGCGATCTCTTTATCGCTTTCTACTCCACTGTTCCAGAGTTTGTTGTTGGCGGCACAGACAGGGCACTGCTCACCTTTAGTGGTGGGGCAGTTGTCAATCAACCAACCACCAGGACCTTGGAAGGCATGGTTGTAGAGCTTTGCCCAAGGAAGAGACTCTCCCTCTGGTGCTGGTAGGAAACGGACGACTGCGTAACCATTACCAGTAGCGTCAAGTGCGGGCTTCCAGAGACGATCGTCGCCACTGCTGTTTGCATTGGTGGACTTCTGAAGTTCCTTCTGCAGGAAATCAAAGTTGCTCTGGGACTTGCGCTTTAGTTCTGCGAAATTAGACATGGATGTTTGGGTGTTAGGATTTGGCTTGTATGATCAGGAGAGAGCGTATGCTTTCTCGATCACGGATGTGTAGTCTTTCTTACAGATAGGGAACATAATTGATCCCGTACCCATCATCTCCATGAGCTTATCAAGAACACTAGCACAGTAACCACGTTCGGTTACAGTAGCTTCGGTAACTTGAAACTTACGTACCAAGGTATAAAGTTCTCCTGCTTCGTCCATGGAAAGACTGGACAGATCAAATGTTTTCATGATGTTTCTTTTCTGTTTAAGTGACCCTCGTCACTCTGACATTATAACACAGGCAGAAGGCGGGGTCAATACCCTTCTGCCTTGAGATGCTGACGCATCTCTTCGATCTTTCCGATCAGTTCATCGAACACAACATTGGCGTCCTCACTGTCGGATGCACCGAACATGACAGCAGCTTGTTTAATGCTGTCTGCCATTTCAGTTGCCTCTGGATCATCTGACAACTTCAGTCTAGTATAAAAGACTTTCTGTTTCTCGATCATCTCTTGTAAGATATCGAAATACTCTAGTTTTTTTACAGGTGCCAATGCGGGGAAAACATGTGCTGCTTTCATGCAATACTCTTGCATCTTGGCAAGTTCTTGCAGGTCTCCTCGGACCATTTCCGACTGAAAGAAATCACTCATACCAACAATAGTTTAGCTCTACTAGTTTTCTTAATGTAATTTAGTTTCTGTGCATCATACTTAAGTTTTTCCTTAAGTGGTTTGCTAATCAATTTGGGGACCGATTCGATCTCGATCTCATTTGTTTCACAGTAAAAAACGATTGCATCAATGTAGTTCATTGCATTATCAAAGGCAATCTTCTCAACTTCCTGCGAAAATTTCGCAGCTGTCATAAATTTATCCTCCAGTTTGTCTAGCATGTTTGTCCTGGTATTCTCGGATGTACTCTTGTAACCTAACAAAGTATTCTTTCTTGGGTGGCATAACTTTGACTTGAGTGTCGCCATTTTCACAAGCAACAATCGTCACCAACTTCTTTACTGTTACTCCATACACTTCCTGTAGCATACATGCGTATCCACATTCTTGTACAAAATAGTCGTAAAGATATTGCTCTCGTTTTGGTGCTTCTGCTGTCTTGAAATCAATGATAGACAGTTCCCCTTCATACTCTGCAATGCAGTCCACTCGTCCTGCAATTTGTAAATAGTCAGAGTATAACGCCGCCTCTTGTAGGTATACCCTATTTATACGATCGAGCACTTCACGAGAAGAGTGGAACATTGTCCACGGTAGTGGCATGTCCTTGTACTTTTTTGTGTCTAACTCGTTGTTGATATAATCCTCAACAAGTTTGTGATACCTAGTACCACGGGTAGCTCCACGAGTAGTTTTTGCTTGCGCTTTTTCTTTACCTACTCGTGCTCTCCATTTAGCAAGACCTGCTTGCTTCCTTGCATTGTTACTAATCACGGTGGTGATAGAAGGATACTTACCACCAGTAGGAGTGACATAGTATCTCTTCCCATCAATCATCTCTGCTTTCATTTCAATTGGCAGGATGCCATCTACATGATTAAAAATATGCATTAAAGACCCAAGTTAATTTTGCTAATTAGATACGATTTGACTAGACCAGATCGAACGATGTCCTCAATGTTGTATTCAACTAAAGAGAACTCTTTCATGTCTTCTAGGATTCTTTGGAAATCAACGATGCCTGTGCGTTCATTGCTCTTCTGCAAGTCAGACTGACGGGCATCACCACAGAACATGATCTTTGTATCTTGACCACAACGTGTCATGATTGAATCGAGTTCGTGGAAGTTTAAGTTCTGGCACTCATCGATAAGAACAATAGAATTATCTAGTGTAGTACCACGTAGGAATGATGTGGACCAGAATGATACCGTTTCCTGTGCCTTCAGGTTCTCATACAGCATCTCAAAGCTGTTGTCATCAGGCATCTCGAACATGTATTTTACCATGTTCTTGTATGGAATCTGATAAAGAGATGCTTTATCCTCATGTGTACCAGGAAGGAAACCAATTTCCCTCGTAGCAACTAGAGAACGTACAATGTATACCTTATCATATGGTGTGTATTCATCTAATACATCACGGAGAGCCAGGTACAAAGCAACAAACGTTTTACCTGTACCAGCGCATCCATAAGCATAGATGTTTTGCCCCTTACCATACTCCTCAAACATAATCTTTTGATTATCTGTCAGAGGTTCTACAGGCAACAGATAAGAAGAATCAATAGGTTTCTTCCTCTTCATCTGTTTGTTTGACATACCATTAATGTCAGGTTGGTTGCGCTTTCTAGATCTAGGCATAGTTACCACTCAATAGTTGAATTCCTAATTTTAGATGCACGAGTCATGATATCGTTCCATCCTGGATGAGTCTTACTCATCTTGTTTTTCCAGTCGCCTGCTTCGCCTACGCCAGCGACACCTGCTTGCCAATCTTTATCCCATTCGGGGTTGGCGTCTTTCCATTCACAATACTCTTTCATTGTCATGGAGAGTTCTTTCTTCTCTCCAGTCTCCTTATGAATCACTGGGTACGTCGGCATTTTCTTTCTCCTTTTTATTAAAACCAAATGGACCTGCTGCCTGTTCTTCTAGTGCTAGCTTCAATGCAACACCACCGATTGCTTCCATACATTTAAGAACATCTTCTGTCCTGGCACCTTCACCAAGTTCTTTGGCAACGTACCAATACTTTGGCCAGAATGTTTCTCCTGCTCTTTGATAATCATCTAGTGTAAGTAATTTCATAACCAATCTAGTGCTTCGGATACTGTAGGGAATTGTTTAATAAAGATGCTACGTGCGCCTTCCGCAATATCCATGTGTTCTTTCTGTGTTCCATGTGCAGAACGCAGTTGAATATAATGAATCCACGAACGACATGAGCCTGTCATGTAGATCTTTGTTGGTACGGCAAGAGGAAGCACGAAACGAGCACACTCCTTTGCAATATTTCTATCAAGCATTTCTTGATAGAGTTTCATTCCTGCATCAAAGTGCTGTTGCATTTTGATCTGGAATTCTTGCTTAACAAAAGGGTCAATGTCATCGATAGAGTTCTGTCGATTCTTTGAGTCCTGACGGCGTAGTTCAGGAAGAGGAATTGTTTCAGCTAGTAGAGATGAATCTGCATACCGTTGAGAAAACTCTTGATATGTAAATGATCTATGCCGTAGCACTTGAGCTGCCACACCTCGTGTTGTATTTATCTCAAGAGTCATGTATGCCTGCTCAAACACAGACCAGTGCTGGTGTTTGACGCAATACTTAAGGAGTCCCGCTACCTTCGGGTTCTCCTGGTTCGCTGGATTGCTCACCCTCGCTACGTACCCCATCATCTTCTCTGCTTCTGGAGTTACGCTTATCAGATTTACTGATGTCATACCCAAATCCTTTCCTCTTTTGTTCTTGTTTAATTAGTTCTCTTTCAAGCATGGCATCATAAAGATCACTCACTGACCGCTGAACTTCTTCGTTAGTCATTGTATTGAGTTGTTCTTTCATTGCTTTCTTGAGTGCTCGCACCCTCGGTAGCTTCTTCATACGTATGTTAAAGACCTATACATTATAGCATAAAAAAAGAGGGGTCGCAACCCCTCGAAAAAATTAAGTCAAAATTTGTTTACAGATTCGTTTACATTGTGATTGATCGAGAGCATCACATTCTATTAGGCATTCATAGTAGTCATCTAGTTTTTCATTTTCAGATTCGAGATCATCAATTGTGTGTTGAAAATGTTTCCATTCACCTAACTGATTGCGTGATAATAGTGCATGCATGTTTCCACCTCGTGTTCGTTTGGGCTCATAATGTAAGAGGGTTCTGGGTTCACTTTTTTCACCTATTTTCGCTACTGTATATATGTCTTTAAACGGTAACATTGGTTACAAATAAAAAAAGAGAGGTATAAATACCTCTCTTTTAACACAAAAGTATTAACTTTTATGGTCTGATCTTCAGAAGATCTATACCTTATTTGGTATAGGTACGTCCACGGTAGCAGAAAGTCCCATGGGACTCTGTGCTTTCCACACAACGTGTATCATACTCAACACCACGATATGCGGCGTGACTGATCTGTGCGTCGTGAAGTGCAGCTGCTTTCTGGATCTGCTTCTTGATGATAGTTAGGGTGTTCATTGTAGGTACTCCTAAAGTAGTTGGATTTTAATCCGTTCCTTTAGTCGTTTGCGTCCCAATACCATTGACATTCAGGTGCTGAATCCTTCAGGGTATCAACCAACTCAATCTTAACTTGGTGGTGAAGATTGTCATTGTTCTGAATCTTCAGCATGATAGCATCAGTTTGAGAACAAGTTAGTGTGCTATAGAATAATATTTCTAGCATGGGATGAACGGCTCCGTTCCGCGACTTACTTGCGTCCGATCTCTCGGATGAACGATGGTATTATTATACCATATGTATTTAGGCGTGTCAACTTGTATTGTGTGACACCTATTGAGGCAATTTTTTACGGGGAATTTTTTTAGGAATCCTGGTAATCAAAAGCTCAATTTCAGTTTACTATTTTTTATCAGTCACTTTGTTGGGATCAGTCCAGAGTCTTGGGTTGATCCTACCTTCAGTCTGTGTGAACCTGATAAAATCTTGTTTATACATGTCATAATAGTGATCAAAAAGATCTACTCTCTTACTAGCAATACAGATGTCAAATTTTGTCATGCCATCTTGTGAGTATTCAACTAGGTACGCAATATATGGGAGAGATTTATCCTCTGCTTCAGAAGGATCACAACCTTTCTTATATACTATAACTTTATCAGCCATTAAGATCGATTACCCCAATTGATAGATGGGAATGCTGCTTCGACACATGCTTTGGTGACCTTCCAACGCTTGCCTAGTTTCTTATCCTTGGCAAGAGCAAGCACCTCTGCCTCACCCTCTGTGAGACCCTCTAGCATCTGGATGAACAGTTCCTCACGACGGGACTGCTTAAGGGTGCTGCTGCCGCCCTTGAAGAAGAGATAGAGTTTGCGGTACTCTTTCTCCAGGACAGTGTGTTCCGTCCCTTCAGGGGCATCGTTGGGTATGTAGGGGACTTCTCCTGGGGGCAACAGACTGATGATGCTCTCGTCGAAGTTCGCAATTAGAATAGAACGAAGAGCAGGTGTGTTGTACTGCTGAAGTAGTTTAATCTTCTGCGGTTTGGTCTTTGCATTGCTCACTTTCTGGAGCACTTCATTAATTAACAATTTCATTTATCAAAAGGTGATGAACTACGAAAAAAGAATTCTTGCAACAGATCGTTCAGTTGATGTTCCTTAAAGTATTCTAAAGGAACTTTCTTTCCACTGATATTTATCGAGTTATATTCATCAAGGATTTTTTCCTCGATCTCTTCTGGTACACAATCAAAGTCAATCAAATTACGATTGCGATGATAGTTAGCCAGTTGTTGAGTTGTAGCACAAAACTCTTCTGGTTTTTGCTCAATCCATTTAGCAACTTTCTTTTGACTGATTGGTTTCTGTCTAACGCCAGTCACAAAAGTATCATCATCAGATAGAAAATTAGGAATACCATCTGACTTGTCACCCCGCATGACATGTTCCTTGGCATAATGCCAGGGATCATCATTAGCAACAGGTCTTTTTGTAATTGGATTGTACTGTTTAATGCCTGGGTATTTCTGCAATTGAATGAAATCCTTATCCCCAGATAGAATAAGAATCCTGTCCTTTGGTCCCTTGTTCTTGCAGAGTGTAGAGATTACATCATCTGCTTCAGCACCGTGGACTTCTACTACTTTGTAAGGAAAAAATTCTTTGATCTCATCTCTGATTTTGTTCAGCACTTCAAAGATTGCTGACCAGTTATGAGATGATTCTGCTCTTGCTTTCTTTCTACTTGCTTTGTAAAAAGGAAACAGATCTTTCCTCCAGTAGTGTCTGCTATCGTAGGCTAGAACAACTTCACCATATTCTTTGGTGTATTGTTTCTCATAAGAACGAAGACTGGTAAGCACCATATGTCTTACCAGTTTTTCGTTCAGTTCACTTTGTTTGATCTGTGCCATCAGGTTACTAATCATAACCTGATTCATATCAATAATAACCATCCTCTTCAGGGTCCTCCTCGTCTACAAAACGTACTGATAAGAGTTCTTCGTTGACAACCATACCTTCATCATCATACATTTCTGGATGCTGGGGAAGGTTTGCTCGTGTATTCATGTATGCATAAAGGAAATCATTTGCTGTCCATCCAACTAATCCACCAACAATTCCAAATAAAACCATTAAAATCGTTGAGAATGTAAGAATTACTGCAGTAGTCATAGCATCTTTCCTGTTAGGTAGTGCTCTCCTCCCTCCATGTAAATTCAATTTTGCATTGAAATACTTTTTTGAGGAGAGATAAACTGTGATTGATCTTGAACCCCCTCTCTTGTGGAGGAGGTTGTTTCGCCCTCCTGCGAAGCATTAATTCCACACCTTTATTTATCTCAAGATCATCCATTTTTCTTACGGGATTGCACCAATCCTTTATCCATTAGATACTTTGCTGTCTGGGTCAGACCTCCGACTGGTTCTCCGTCTATAATAACATACGGGAACCCTTTTGCCAAGGGGTAAGACCGAACAAGTTCTTCTCTAGTCAGGTCTGTGCCCACTAGGAAATGCTCGTACTCCAAGTCAGCACGTACCATAAGCTCTTTTACTTTTGTACAGTAGGTACATCCAGGAATGGTGTAGATAGTAATTTTCATGCGACTTTAAGATTGAGATTAAAAGAAATTGAATAGCGATCTTCTACACTTTTATTTGGAGTAACCTGGTGTAGAAGATGGGAAGGAAACATAATTACCCTACCAGTTTCAGGTGGGATAGTATGCATACTGTCTCTATATCCATAGAGTTGATGTTCATGGGGAGATCTGAATACTAGATCACCAGAATCTTCAGGAGCACAAATCCACAGCACACCAGAATAAAATGAGTGTGGATGTGTATGAGCTACGTTCCAATTCCCTGGTCCATTAATGTTGAACCACATATTATCTAGTTGTAATTGAGTTCCACGATATCCGTTAGCAGAAAACTGTTCAGTAATCTCATGACAACATGGTTCTATCATCTCCCATATTCTAGTAGCAAGAGGAATAAAGTCAACGTCTTGATGGATATCAGATACTGATTGATAACCACCCATATTACTCACAACTTCTGTCGGAAACGTGTCTCTGTATTGATGAAAGTATTCGATGTACTCGTCACTTACAAAGTCTTCATCATAAACAGAATGTATTACAAGTGGAAACAAGTCCATCATGTTGTGCTCACTCACGCAAATCCTCCTGATTTTTCTTTCTTCTTCGGATCAACAACCTCAATGTGAGATAAGAATTGGTTTGGTGTTTGGAACCACCTAGCTTGTACCACATCCCAGTGTTCATACCATTCAGACTGACCATTGGAAAAGACTATCCTATAGTTGTGTCTTACATATGGTTTGGGACAAGTCTCGGTAAAATACCTGGGATCATTAGGCGGGATCAATTCGTAAGACATTAAAAAAGGGGTCCGAAGACCCCTAGTATACCACTATTTGTTTTTCTTGTAAAGCTCTTCTAGTTTTTCTCTAGAGAAATCTACATACATCAGTTCTTCACCTGCTTCAGGTGCCTCTGGATGCTTTGGTTTGGGAGGAGCACTCATCTCTATGTTAATAGATCGAATGTTACTCCACATCATAGCGAAGGCACCACCTGCAATGAGAGCGAAGCATACAAAGTAAAGTGCGAACTCGAAACTATTCATCATGCTCCTTGAAGAGATTGAACTGTGTTGTGAAGTTCTCCAATATCTAGGAGACCTTCTGCACTGAACCATGGGGCATTCGCCCAACTAAATCCTTCACCCATAGTGCTATCGGGTGCTGTGATGTACCAATGACATTGAACATCAGGTACATCTACAGCGCACTTACTCCAATCATCCTGCCACTGTGGGACTTGCACCCACATCACTGCAGCAAATATAAAACTGAAGAGTGATTTAATCATGTCTTATTAACGGTTGGGGCGAAAGTTTTAATAACAAGAATCATTATTAAAGGGCATTACCACGAGGTAATACTTCCTCTGGAAAAATGAACTGCTCATGTGGTTGATCAACTGGTGCCAACCATGCACGTAGTCCTTCATTCAATAGGATGTTCTTTGTATAGAACGTCTCGAATTCTGGATCTTCTGCTGCTCTGATCTCTT